ACGCCCGATATCGGGGATGTTTCTAACGTAGCGGGTCAGTTAAGACTTAACCCAGTTGAGGCGGCAAAGAATGATGGAAATCGCTTTGATTTAGGTGGCCTTTCTTTCAATGAAGATGGAAGCATTAACACCCAGTCTTTGATTCAGTTTGTCCGTGGTATGCCCAAAGAAGAGCAGGGCGAGTTGATGGACAACAATGGAATGCCCAACACCACGGCAATAGATCGACTGAACAATGCCATCTTTTACAAGGCGTATGGCAGTGACTCTCTCATTAATCTGTATGCCCAAGCCGCAGATCCAGAGGCCAAGTTAATACTTGCCGCCCTAGCCAGAGCCGCTAGTAAAGTTGCCAAACTAGATGGTGCTGGTGAGTACGACATTCGCCCAAACATTATTGAAGCCACCGAGCTGGCAGTCAATGCAAAGCGCAATGGCCTCAAGCTACAAGACATTGTTAAGCAGGGCAATCTTGGGATGGATCCTAAGACAATGGCTATCTTGCAGATGTATGCTGACAACAATAAGTCCGGCAAGCGCATGGGTGAGTTGATTAGTAACTTGGCTGATGCCGCCTACGAACAGTCTCAGGCTGGTGAGGATATGTTTGGACAGAAACCCAAACTGCCAATAGAGGATGTTTTTAAAGTTCTTAAAGGCGAAGAGGGCGGCCCCGATTTATTTGATCAGCCAAAAAAAGAAGAGCCTAAAGAAGAAAAGCAAGAGCCAAAAGGCTATCAAATTACCAAGCCAGCAAAGCAAATTGAAAAAGAATTGGTAGGCAAGGATATCAATGAAGCCGCCCAATGGTGTATTGACAATGCCCCCAACAGCTTTGCTAAAGCAGTAGCTCAAGCTGTAGCCAATCGCATCAAGGCAATGACTGATGTTGGTGTTCCTATTAGCTTTACGGTGTTGACTGGAAGCAAAAGAAAGAAAGGTTTCCGTGGCGTATCAATAGTCAAAGGAAATGAATACGAGAACGGCAAACAAGTTGGCGTAAAGATTGATGTATACATCAACGGAACAGACTCTAGCGGTAAGTTGGATGGATTTTCTGGTGTTAGATATAGTACCGTCTTGCATGAGCTTTTGCATACCGCCACCCAACCACAGACTTGGGTGCTTGGCAGATGGGCTGATGCAATTGAAAGGCAAGCAAAGAAATTTAACAAAGCTATAAATCCTATAGACCAATCTGAGTTACAAAAAGAGTTGACCCCTCTTTTAACAAAAATTCGTAAAAGTATTACCGATGATATTAAGAACGGCAAAGATCATCCGTTCCTTAAAAATTTTACGCATAAACAAATTAAAGAAAGACATACCAGCAATACCAGTGAATTAATTTCATATGGTTTAACGGAAGAGGATTTCCAAGACTATCTATCTACAATTAAATTTGCTGATGGTAAGAGCGTATTTACTGAGCTTGTGACCATCATTCGTAAGCTACTTGGCTTGAGCCAAGAGTATCAATCTGCTCTAGAGAGATTGGTAGAAGTTACAGAAAAAGGATTGGGCGTTCCTGTTGGACAGCTTCAGCAAGAAGTTAAAAAGACTGGGCTAACAAAGCTTGGAACAGCAACAAATATTCAGATTGCTACTAAGCCGTCTACTGCTCCCGCCGCCACACCAAAAGCAAACAAACCGCCTGAGTTGAAAGCACCTGCTGGCTTTAAACTAAAAGAAGGGCGAAACGAACAAGTTGTTTTGGCGGCAAGAGAATTGGCGGCTGGAAGAATTACCAAGGAGCAGTTTGATGAGTATGTAGATTACTATATGCCCATACAAGAGGTTATTGGTGACAAGCTTGAATCACCTTTAAGTCAAACAGAATTAAAAAATGTTTTGACTTTGCCAAAAGTTAGCAAAGCCGCAGACAAAATTAATGCTCCTATTGCAGACGGCACACAAGTTGGTCTTCGTATGGACATTCCAGCGCTTAGAGAGGCTCGTAAACTAGGTCTTAATGGTAGTGTTGTGTCTATCCATGAAGGATCTAATCCATCTAAAGCAAGTGCAGGAACTAATTTAAGTTACAAATCTGCTGGTGCTTTAAAGAATGTTGTCTTTGCCATACGCAAAGAGGAAGATGCTTTTAAGATTGCACAACAAGCAGAACCAGAAAAATATAAATCTAAGTCTGGTGAAGAAAAGTTAAGGGATGTTGCATCTAAAAAACCACAGCAGACTATGGAGGGGTCTTGGGTCAACATGACCCCAGAGGAAATCTTTAAATCTATTAAAGAAAAACTTAAAGATCCTGCATGGTCGCAAGTCAGCCTAGATCCTTTGCGTCATTCATACTTCTACGACAGGAAGACAAAACAGCCAGTTGTATCTGCGGATGAGGTCTTGCAGGTTGGTCGTTTTGTTTTGGCTAAGAATGTCAAGTATGCAAGTCGTAACGAATTCCTTTATGAAAAAGCTGATAGCGCAGATGCGTCTTTGGCTGATGACATAAAGACCAAAGTTTCTACCGCCCTACAGAAGCGCCCGCCTTTAAAGCCTGAGTCTTTTGAGGGTGTGCCAGATGACTTTATGAATGCGGCTAACCCTGTGTTCGCCCCACAGAAGAAGACAATCATTGACCGCATCAATGGTATGCGTGATAACTTCTGGAGGAGGTTAGCCCAAGGTATGGCTGACCAGTTCAGAACCATTAAGGAATACAGTCCTGTTGCATATATGCTGGCTCGGCTGTCTAAGTCTGTGGATGGCGCGCTAGAAGGTTTGATGATGTTTGGCGAAGTCTTTAATGACGGCGGTGCATTAAACATTAGACCTAATACCAAGGGCTTGATTGAGGTTCTCAAACCTTTGGGTAATGAAGTAGACCGCTTCAATATGTGGAAAGCTTTGACCAGAGAATCACAACTACCTGCCGACAAGCGTTCTAGGTTTATCAATGAGCAGGGCAAGGATGTAATGCCCAAGCTGGTTGCCGAGCGTGACAAACTTATTGAGGGTGATTTGGACGGCAAGCCACGCAAGCAGGTCTATGAGCAAGTCCGTAAGGATATGCAGAAACTAAATGAGTCTGTCCTCAAGGTTGCGCTTGATGCTGGCTTGATAGATTCAACGGCCAACATGATTGAGCGAATAAGGGATCAGATTAGCTTTATTGAAAGCAAAGATAACTTATCTGATAACGCAAAAGAAAAGCAGATCCAAGAACTAGAAGACAAGATAGCTGATCTTAAGAAAAACCCAATAGGATTTGAGCGTTTTGTCAATGACATTAACTACATTCCTTTCTATCGTGAGATGGAAGACGGGGATATTGATGCGGTGATGACGGCATCTAGCCTGACAAACCAGCACTTCTCTAAAGCCTTGAAGGGCGGAGAGAGTCCGTTTGCTGACTTGATGGAAAACACTCTGCGTAACTGGAGTCACATCCTGTCTTCTTCTATGAAGGCACAGGCGGCAAAGGCCACGATAGATGCGGCCATTCCTTTGGGCGGTGCAGAGCCAAACCTCAAGCAACAGTTTGTAATGGTTGATGGTCTGGTCAATGTGATCACCCGCAAGAAGGATGAAGATGGAAACACCTATGAATCTTCAGAGGTCTACAAGGACGGCAAGATAGAGCCTTGGATGACTACACCTGCATCTGGTAAGTCTGGGAAGAGTTCCGTAAAGATTATGGTAGATGGTAGTCCCGCCTACTACAACATCTTAGATCCTATGCTGTTGGATTCCATTTCTTCTATTGGATATCTGGGGCCGAAGTCTAAGTTCTTGGATGTTGCCAGAGACTTTAAGAATATGCTCCAGTTTGGTGTCACGATATCCCCTGCCTTTAAGGTTAGGAACTTGATCCGTGACTCTATACAGGCTATGGCAGTTAGTGATTTGAAGAAGAATCCGTTTGCCAACATTGCTGACGGCTGGGCATCTAGTGATAAGAACAACCCTGCACATATCTCCGCACTAGCTGGTGGTGGTGTGTTTACATTTGGCACTCACGTTGAGGGAGATCAGGCCAAGTTGGTCAAACGTTTGGTTGCTCAAGGAGTTAAAGAAGAGCATATCTTAGATACACCCGACAAGGTTAAAAAAGGTTTGCGGATGGCTTGGGATAAGTACCAAGAATGGGGCAACAAGTCTGAGGCCGCTAACCGCATGGCGCTATATAACCAGATGAAGGCAAAAGGAATGTCTCATCTTGAGGCATCCTATTTCGCCCGTGATCTGCTTGACTTCTCTATGTCAGGATCATGGCCGGCATTCCGCCAAGTCTGTCAGGTTGTGCCATTCTTGAATGCCCGTGTGCAAGGTCTGTATAAGCTTGGCAGGGACGGCATCATGCCTACTAGCCGTGTGTTCTACAACACCATTACTGGTCAACCTATTGAGCAGACGGACAAGCAGAAGGCTGAGTCCTTTGCCATCGTTACCAGTGCCGTATGTCTTGCATCTCTGGCCTTGTACTTTGCGTTCAAAGATGATGACGAGTTCAAAAAGCGTGACGAGTGGGATCGTGATAACTTCTGGTGGTTTAAATTGCCCGGCATGGACTACGCTTTGCGTGTGCCTAAACCATTTGAGATCGGTGCGTTTGGGACTATTGCCGAGCGTGTGGCCGAACAGATCTTTGATGAAGGCGCAGAGGGTAAACAGTTCCAGCAGTCTATGGGTCGTATGGTCACTGATACCTTTGCGGTCAACCTACCTCAGTTTGTCAAACCTTTGGTGGATCTGTATGCCAATAAGGATTCGTTTACTGGTGCGCCGATTGAATCTGCTGGCATGGAAAGATTGTCTAAGCAGGAGCGCTCGGCGGATACTACTAGCCCACTAGCCAAATTGCTCGGTGGAATTACTTCTATTACTGGTGAGGGTTTATCCCCTGTGCAGATGGACTACGCTATCAAGGCTTACTTTGGATGGTTGGGTAGTGCGATTGCTGAGACTTCACACTATGCAGTCATGCCATTTAAGGATGGCTCTTACCCTGATACAAAGATGATAGACAAGCTTAGTGTGGGTCTGGTGAAATCACTACCATCCAATCAATCTAAGTACGCTACAGCCTTCTACGACAGCAATAAAGAGATCAGCCAAGCATTCGCAGATATGCGCCACTACGCTGAGATCGGGGATGCCGATAAAGTCAGACAGATCTTGGAGGAGAAGGGCGATAAGATCGCTTTGGCCAAGTTCTACGATAAGACTGCTAAGAATATGGCTAAGATCCGTCAACATATTTCTGTGGTTACTAACGATACAAACATGGATGGTGCATCCAAGCGGGAAGAGATTGACAGGATGAAAGAGTTGATCTCCATGTTGGCTCAACAGGCCGAGGATACTCGCAAGTCAATGAAGCAGTAATGGTAACGTTACCACTACAGGCCACAGCCAAAGAGGGAGGCGCACTGCGCGTCTTCCTCTGAGAAGTCTCCTCTATCCCTGCCGTTCTTTGCCCACTGAATAACCCCGTGGATACCTAGTGCGCTGAAACGCTTGGGGCGGAACATAGGCTTTCCTATCTCTACCTCTAGGTCGTTAACCCTTTCTATTTCTCCTGCCGTGAGGCGTAAGAAGTCCTGACGATTAGCGTTCACGCAAGGGTTGCACTCTAAGGATCTATGGGGCAGGGGTTCAAACCCAGCCCGATTGATTAGCTCATTCCTTTGAGCGTCTGTATGTAGATAGAGCGGATGCCAGAGCGTTCTGCCGCCGTGATACTCGGAGTCGTAGATGTACTCAGGCGTATCTTTTCTAGCCTCACTCTCCACTCTGCGCTTGCCCACCATGACAATAGCTTTGTAGTCTTTGTCTTCCTCGTCTATCCACTGAAGGAATGGAACACCCTTTAGGTGTGCGGTGCAGAACTGTTGGGCGTTTCCGGGAAAGCCCTTCTTCATCCTGACCAGATCTTCCATCCCTATGCTCTTAACAATATGGGTCTTGATCCCGTGTTTCTCAGCGTAGCCGTGTATCTTTTCCACCCGTTGCATCCAGCCCGGAGCAGACCATCCCGTGTCGCAGAACACTACATGGAGGTTGGGGATCTCTTTCTCTATACAGAACTGGATCATTGCCAAGCTGTCGTTCCCTGCGGAACTACTGATTACGTTCATTGACTAGCCTCTCTATGGTTATGTTCAAAGCGTCTAGCTCATTCATCTTCTTAATCTTCCACATCCGCCTTTGGCCATGCCACCCCATTGTCGATCCCTGATGGCAGTCTTTACACAAAGCCACTACGCAATACTGTAGTGCTTGCTCTATGTGGTGTGCATCTGATGGAGCTGGCGCATCACAAACAGAACAGGGTAGGCTCTTAACCCTGCCTATGTGTTCTCTCTGCTTGGCCGTTAGATTGTTGTTCAAGAGACAGCCTTTTGATCCTCTAGTCCTGCCTCGTATCCTGCCTTGTACCAAAAGTCCTTGTCTTTCTCTAGGCGTTTTATCTCCTTGGCGGCAAACTCAAGCATGGCTTTAGCGGCTTTGTCTTGAGTTTTAAACTGCTCTAGGTATACGATTATCTTGTTGTCTATGTCGTTCATGTTGTTCCTTTTATTTTGAATTTAATTAGTTCTTCCTGATCAATGACGTAGCCTTCGCCGTGTCCAAGGTTTTTAATGTTCTCTGGCTTGATTGCGTTCTCTGATTCAATGTAGCCAATCAGATCCACATCATCCCCGTCAACAATCGCAAGAGCGTAAACATCCACCTCGTCAACTGGTTTGTCAATATGGATAACCAACTTACCAGTCTTGTAGCGGGTAGCTTTAACATCAATCTTCTTCTTATTCCTGCCCATCAGATCTGCCCCGCCCTTACGGGGGTAGATAGATAGATCGGGGTATAGGTTGAAGGCTTTACCAAAGGCCATCTCTGCAATGATCCCATCTCTGTCTATCTCTATGGGGTCTTGCTTGCCCATCTGTTTGTCTTTAACTCCGTTCTGTCTGGCAGTCGTGTTACGCATTACTGCCAACATCTGTGCTATCGCAGATTCGGAAGGGGTCATGTTGACAATCATCTCTTGGATCTCTCGGCCATCATCGCCTCTGCCCTGTCAAATGCAAACTTACTAGCGGCCTCATGGTTAGTTTGTTGAATTGCCATAAGAGCAAATGCCGCATACCAGTCAAGCATAGTTATATCTTGGATGGATATGGGTTCTTCTTTCTCTACTAAGGCTTCAATACCCTCAAGTTTTTTGCGTACCATTTGCTTTTCCTTTGACTGATTGGACAACAATCATCTCTCGCAGGAGTCCAGTTAATGATTCAGCAATAGATTCACCGCCGATAGCAACGCTAGTAGCTTTGCTGTCATCTTTAATGACGTTGATTGCATCACGGATGGCCTTGTTATACCCCGCGTTAAAGGCATCGTCACCCTCAATGATCATGGTGATGGCATCTCGCACAATGCCAGAAGCTTTACGCTCTCCAGCCGCCGCTTTAAGTTTGTTGTAGATATCTTCTCGTAAATGAACCGAGTAAGGTATCAACCTCTTTGTAGTTTCCATGCTTTAAATTCCTCGTTAATATTTAGTAAATGCTGTGCCGCCTCTGGGTTGGTTTTAAGTTCTGCACGGGATTCAATCCCTAGCGTTTCTTTCATCCACATACCAGCCGCACTGTCTGTCTTTTCTTGGATAGATCCATGATGTGCCAAGAACTCATGGAAGTTTGGGTTCTTGCAAAGTAGTACGGCTAGTTGGGTAATGTCCCGTGTATGCTCATGCTCACGATTCATTGGCCTTTCTTCGCCGTTTAGTCGAACCATCACAACCTGATATCTAGAACCCACAAAGTCCCGAAGGATCTCGTTGGGTATATCGTCAGGATGGATAGACAGGGTAAGTACATACCCCGTCTTGTCCTGCTTGATGGCTACCTTAACCCCCTCAAACTGTGATGTTTTCATATCAGAAGGGAATATCTTTGTCTTCGATCATGTCGTTGGCCGCAGGTTTAGCTGGCGGTGCAAACTGAGTTTGAGGTTTAAAGTCAGACTTGTAGTTGTTCCAACTAAGGCGCAACCACTCTCCGAACTGACCCGTCATGTTCCACGCACTCAGCTTAATCAATACCTCATCTCCGTCTTGCTCTTCCATTAGGGCTTTCAATGTGGATTTATCCATCATTAGTTGCCCTGTCATATCAGGTTGTTTTGGGTTTTGTTTGTAACCGTTCTTGGAAAGTTTTCCACTGTTTGGATATTGGCTCATGTTGTACCTTTCTTAAAAGCCTCTCTTGCGGATTTGAAACTAGCCATCAAACCGGCAAAGTCATCTGGCGCTTCTTTCTCCAACTTGTCGAAAATGTTCTTGTTGAACTTGAAGATATCTAAAACATCCCGCTCAGTCTGTGCCTGAGATAAAGCTAGGCGGAATGCCTCGGTCACTAGGTCTAGCCAAGTGTTCATGTTTACATCAGGATCTGCCTCTACCTTTATATACCAAGGCCCCTCTTTACCTTCTATCCTTGCGGGCGGTTTCTTGGGTGCGATCTTGATTGGCTCTGGTTTGACTTCCTGTTGTTCTGAATCCACCTGATCGGTTTCCACGATCTCCATCGCCATCAACCAGAGGTACCTCCGAAGATAAGAATGTGTGCTACCCAATAGCTGGATGGGCTGACCTTTGTTTGATTCAGCGTAGACGATAGGGGTAGAGAACTGTATAGAGGTTGAGTCCTCTGTGTCGTAGATCGTGAGCGTAGCTGTCTCGCCAAATGTAAATACTCCGCACAGTCCTACGTTGTTGAAGATCTTATTAATCGTGGGGATGAAGTCCCCCAGTTCGTAATACTTCCAACCACCAAATGAATTGTGGCCTGACTTCTTTACATTGGCTTGAGATAGTTCGTATCTCGCTGTCTGTAGTTTCTTAAATACTGTCATACTTTCCTTCCGGGTTTAGCTTTAGGTGTGCCGTCTTTCTTTAGGCCAAACGGCGCTTTGCGCTTAAAGACAAATGGCTTCTTTGGTTTTTGTATGGGGTTGTCGGAAAGATATTCTTCTATTTCTTTTTCAATCTCTTCTTCTGCGCTTTTGATATCTTCTTCACAGGTCTGAAGATAGGTCATCATGTTTATGTGTTTAGAAACTAGCGCCTCACGCATGAAGTCCAGTTCGCCTTTTGTTACATCAATGATTATTCGATTCATGGTTTTTCCTTTAGGTAGGTTTGATATTGATTGCAGAATTGGCTGACCTGACAGTAGTTTGCACAGCGTGTCCTCTCGCCTTCTCTGACTTCTATAAAGTAACCCTTTGCTGGTAGGGCAACTTCCGCATCAGCCATTGTTTGATAAACTGATTTGGCTCTAACTCCGCCGTCTTTCTTAACGGCGTAGGTTGTGGTCTTCTCCCACATTTCCTCTGGCGTACAGTCTGGTAGGTTTCCATCTGTATCCATCTCGAAGTAAGCCTCGGAGTGAAGCCCTACTCTCTTCTTAATAAACTCATCCTGTTTCTCATAGTCCCATAGTGGGATATCTATTACCACTACGGGAGATTGAGGATAGGTTTCTTTGTTCTGTGCCTCACGCGCAGACCAGTCTCTTACTATGGCCACAATCTGAACGGCCTTGACTGGTTTCTTCTTGACTGTTTGCACTAGCCAAGCGTAGATGTTTAGCTGATCGTGCCAGTCTTGTTTCTCATTTGATACAGCCCAAGCACTTGTTACCTTGTAGTCTTTGATAACTATGCCGTCCTCTTCAACTTCTTGAAGATCAATAGCGCCTGAGAGAGTCCACCCATCTACAGCAGTGAAGAGTCTTTCCTCAACGATATGGTTGTCACCCTTGCCATGTTCCAAAATGTTATGAACGGCAGAGCCAAACAGTGACCACACCATCTCAGATGCATCCTGTTCTATGCTGTCCCAATGCTTTCTCTTTAACTGAACTATGCGAGGGCTGTTAAGCATTTCAGTAGCAGAGATGTTTGACTTACCTTTAGAGTAAGTTGGACGATTGATTACATTGACAAACGTCTGGGGTAGATTAAATTTATTCGTTAACTTCATTTATGCATCCCATCAAATAATTCTTTATACGCCACATAAGAATATTTGCACCCTTCCAAAAAATCTTTCTCTGACATTTCTTCAGCCCAAGCACACATGGCCGCCCCAGTCATAAATGTTGTAACCCATACGGTAGGCGGATCACCATCTACCATCATGTCATTTAGAAATTTCTTGGCTAAAGCATTAGCCCTTTCTATGATTTCAAATTCTCTATCTAACTTTTCATCCATCACACAACTCCTGTCTGTTATTGGAGATGCTATTGTAACTGGTTAATTGCCTGATGTCAACAAGTATGTTATAACTGATACAAATATTTCGATGGAAACGTTACCATGCGTAGAGCAAACAGAATAGATGCAAACCAAGAAGATATCGTCCATGCTCTGAGGGCGTGTGGTGCGTATGTCAGGGTAGTTAGTCAGGGTGAGGGCATCCCTGATCTACTGGTTGGCTATAGGGGTTTTACCTTATTACTTGAAGTTAAGGATGGCAAGAAGTCTCCGTCAGCTAGAACGCTTACGCCAGCAGAGGAAAAGTTCTTTAAGGAGTGGACGGGCGGGTTGATTGCCGTGGTCAATTCTGTGGATGAAGCCCTTGATATTTTGAAAAAATGTGTATGATTAACTGGCGGTTGCAGTTGCCGCTTTTCATGATGATTCCTTTCTGGGATTTGTGGGGGTCTACGGATCCCCACTTTTTTCATGTATAGTTTTCTGGCTTTTCTATACATATCAACACGCATGGGGATTGTGTTTGACGCTATGCACATAGCATAGAAAGTCAGTAGTCCCCAGCCGTGTTGGTGAATCAATATCTCGGAGCCGTAACCACTCGGTAGAGGCTGGGATGGATACAGCCCACCAACAACTAACACGCATGGGGATTGAGCGTCTTAATGCTGGCTCTTGTCGCCCAGCCTTGCAATCTCCAGCCGTGTTGGTAATGCGTAGTACGGGTTAGCGCCGTATGCCACACTAATTTGTGCAAATACAAGTGTGACTCCTGACACTGCTTTATGTGAGCGCATTGCCAACTTCAAATATTTGTGTATAATCCACCGCATCAACGGATTGGTAACCCGTTGTAGTTCTAGGAAGCGCACCCCGAACCCTTATTGAAGGAGCGGGCTTCGTCAAAGCTACATGATTCTGTCCTAGCAGACTTGTATGCGGCAACCAAGCCTAAAGCTCGTATCTTTCAATAAGGGTTTTTTGCTTTCTGCCGTTACCTTGTTCCAAGTATCTATCGGGTTACTGGGTGGCATGAGGGAAGCGTAGGAAGCCGTAAGGTGTAGTCCGCAGTCCACCACCCTACAACGTTCTGACTTGGGACGAGAGCGCAAAGAAGATATCGTGGCGCAATCGGGGGGTTACTTATTTCTAACCGTGGGTTCAAGTCCTACGGGGCGGGGGTAAGGATGTATGGCCGAGATAGACGTTGCCAAGCAATGGAAAGCATACATAGTTAGCGCACTTGGCATGACGCTAATCCATACGGAAACGAATACGTGGCTCCGAGGGTGTGGAAATTCGCCGAAGGGAGATAGCCTCTCCCCTAGGCAGAGTTTTGCCAGCCGATACTCACCGTCCACCAAAGGTGTGAAATGAAAGCAAATATTGCTAGACTAAAACGCAAGGCAAACAAGATATCTCTCTCGGTCAAGTTAAGTGGTATGTCTGCTAACGAGGTGGCATCTTATATAAGATTAAGCAGTGATGGATTTTTATGTAGCGCTGAGTGGAAAGCGTTACGTTTACTGGCTATTGAGAAATATGGTTTGACTTGCTTGTGCTGTGGTAGAGATAACTCTCGCCAACATCCAACCAACATGGATCACATCAAACCAAGGAAATATTTTCCAGAGCTGGCTCTTGATATAGATAACTTGCAACCTCTTTGCGGCTCATGCAACAAAAGGAAAGGAAACAAAAGCATAAGCTACAGGTCAAATACTTAAGCCATATTGTCTTTTTATTTCTGATGGTATATAACTGGTAGGTGTTTTCCCTACATCACTGGTAACAATGGTAATTATGTGTATAATTGTGCATAAAGGTGCAAAGTAATGGAAGAATATTTACAAAAGCGTGTAAAGTATTGGAAGACTAAGTATGCCTCTGATGGGGATATTAAGAGCCTAGTGCGTATGCGTGAGTGCATGATTATTTTGAAGGAGGTAAAGAAGAGTGACATGGATACTGGCAGTTTTATTGGGAGTTCCAGTTCTACTGGTAACGATATACGGAGTGATCAGTTTCTTTCGAAAGGACAGAGATGGATGAATACGATATAGAAGAGCTGAAGGCTCAAGACAGATTTGAGAAGCAGATGCGGGCTAGGTTGATGGCCAATCCTGACTGCCGTGATCCAGACCATCTGGGCTGTGAGAAGTGCGAGGATGAAGATGAGTAAGTATCAGGCACAAACATTTAGCCCTATCGGTCAAGGGCAGACAGCACTTAAAGCAAAAAAAAAGACTGACCGATGGATGCATAGCCAAGGAAAGTTATGTTGGAAATGCCAGAAGAGTTCAATACCCGAAAAGGGGTGTGAGTTATCGTTTCAGACTGGTATGCATAGGTATGTATGCAAGGGATGTATAGACGCAAGAAAGGCGAAGCATGACGGACATGGAACTACTGAGGTTAGCTGACAAGTACGGGGTAACAGCCGTCACAAAGTTTGAGTGGAACTTTGATAAACAAAGGTTCGATAACGTAGACGATATGTTAGATGGTGATGCGGCAGGTCTGCTCTTGTTCGCCAAAGCTTTATTAAAACTTAAAAAGGAAAAGAAACATGAATAATCAACCCGCTTTCCCAATGGTAGCGAAAGACAAAACAGGAATGATCATCAACATGGGTATGTCGATGCGTGATTACTTTGCGGCACAGGCTTTGGCCGCTTTGATCGTTAGAGAGGGGAAAGAATCTTTTGTTGTTGAAGAGATAACTATCACGGCATATCAGTACGCTGATTCAATGCTGGAAGTGAGGTGAGCATGACAGCAGACAAAGAAATGCTGTATCACACACGGATTCTTGTCCAGCAAACAATGGAAAAGATGATTGAAGGATGCCGTAACGTAAAGGAAGATCGGCGTATACACAATGATGCCAAGCTATTGGCAACAGAAATCATTAGGGACTGCAACACATTACTTATGTTTGTGAAGGAGCAAGAATGACAGCAGAAGACGAAGAGTTCAACCGCATAGAGATGGAGTCTCGCATAAAGCAAGAGTACATCAGGGCTATGCGTAAGACTACACGGGAGGAAAAGATAAGCCGTCCCGCCGTGTATGAAGTGCCAGCAAACAACCGCATGATTGCATCGCATCAAGACCATGTGCGTAGACTGATGGAAGAACTAGCAATCGCTAGGGTGTGTATACGCGAGTTGGGTGATCGACTGTCTAAGTTGGAGAAGCCTTGGGTTGGGCTGACGATAGAAGATGTGAAGGTGATTGAAGATAACGCCCCGTCAAAACAAATGGCAATCTTTATGGCAGAGGCAACGCTCAAGGAGAAGAACAATGGCTGACTGTTCCACCTGTGAATACCACAAAAAACGCGCACAGATATGGCGTGACGAAGCATACAAACTATCGGGGCATCCGTTGCCTGAGCGTGAGCAAAACGGTATTGAAACCCTATACGCTTTATATGAACAAGCGTGTAAACAAAGAGATGAAGTGATGGAGCATCAGAAACAACTGGCGCTGATGTTGAAAGAGGCCAACGAAATTATCTTCAAGAGTTGTGTAAATTTGCCCCATTGGAAAAGAACTGCCATGCGTTATTTAAAACGCAACGTACCACAAGCGCACCAACAGGCTGTAGATGAGTTTAATGAGCATCCAGATGGCAGGGGACAAGCATGAGCCAAACTAGAGAGCAATACATAGAAGGCGCAAAGAACAACAGCCTGTACTGGGCAGAGCGGTCTTATGAAACTGGCGGTGAAGGACTCATGTACACCATGCTCTTGCAGTGGGCTATGGGTGACGAATTGTTTGGTGAACAGTGGGATAGAAACAAGGAGAAGAACACATGACACAAGATGAAATGATTGCCAAGTTGACAGAGATGTTACAGATACAACAAAAGTTGCATGAGACAGCGATAGATATGCTCAAGCCAGCGATAGAAGCCGAGCGTGAGGCGTGTGCAAAGTTTGTAGACCACATACTGAAAGAAGGTGGTGGTACATACGGCGATGCAATCAGAGCAAGGGGGCAAGCATGATTGAAGATGACGATGACATCCAAGACTACAAGCGACCTTGGGTTGGGCTGACGGATGAGGAGGTAGAGGAAGTTGAGCGTTGGGTTGCGTTCAAAGAAGAGGGTAGCGGACGCATCCCGATGGGCAAACTTGTGGCGTATATCAGTAACAAACTAAGGAGCAAGAACACATGACTAAACGAGAAACATTGGTAGCCTTTATCAAAGATATGTTGCGTCCGCGCACGCTCAGAGAGATTATTGATATTGAGATGCGGGATGCAACTATATGCAAGATGCAAGCTGAGAAGTCCCTTGAGTACGCTACTAGCGTAGTTGAATACAACCGTCAGCGCATCCGTAGATTGGAAGAGAAACTTGCAGAACTAGGAGAACAAGATGCTTGAAACAGTTGCTTGGGCAGTTATGTTGCTTGTCATGGGTGGTGCAATCGTGGTGATTATCGGTGTAGCAATATTTATGATGAGTAGCGAAGAATGAAAAAAGAAGACCTAGCAAGCCTGTTAAGACTGACTGGCGTAGACGATAACGCTGTGACCTTAGCCATGAATGCCTACGAAATAGGTTATGAAGAGGCTAAGTACGAAGCAATAAAACAATCACCAATTATTAGGGAAGGAAAAAAAGATGGAGAAGATTCGACAGAAGTTTGAGCTTTGGATGGCAACCAAGGGGAAAAGTGAGATGAAATGGAACGGCAAGAGGTATGGTCACCCAAGAATACAGATGCAGTGGATCGCATTCTGTACGGGTTGGGCAATGGGTAATGAATAAAGGAACAAAATGTTAAACATAAAACTAATCGTCATTGATAAGGGAACGCAACCGAGAGCGGAGATCAGTCAGGAAACTGTGGATGACTACGCATTAGCGATGGAGAGCGGGGACAAATTCCCGCCAGTTACTGTCTTTAATGATGGTGTATTCCACTATTTGGCGGATGGATTCCACCGCTACTTTGCCCACCTAAAGCTAGGCAAGGCGGGGATCAACGCTGATGTAGTGGCAGGGACGCTACGGGATGCCAAGCTGTTTAGCTACAAAGCCAACAGATCCCACGGCCTACGCCCCAGTATGGAAGACAAGCGTAAGAGTGTCCTAGATATGCTCAACGATGCTGAGTGGGGTAAGTGGAGTGACCGAGAGATAGCTAGGCATTGTGGTGTTAGCCACCCGTATGTTGGAAAACTCAGAGCCTCACTAGCCACCCCGAAGGAGGAGAAGCGCAAGTTCACAGACGGGGAAGGTGTTACCCGTGAGCGCAAGGTCAAGCCCAAGGAAGTGGAAACGTTACCAGAGCCACAGCATGACGAGAAGGATGAGATGGTAGATGCCCTGATCGCAGAGAACGAGAAGCTGACAGAGCAGTTAGCCATTGCATCCATAGACGGGACAGTAGAAGATAAGAGCATGGCTGAGAAGCTGATAGCAGAACTAAAAGAAGATCTACGCCTAGCTAAAATAGAGATCGTAGCGGTCACCAAGAGTAGAGACTCATTCCAGTCAGAGAATGCCCAACTAAAGCGCCAAGTGGCGATGCTACAAAAGAAACTGAAACAGTATGAATAATGCTTCTTGGAGGGAAGTATGGCACTAGAACTAAGACAGTACCAATCGGACACGCTAGAAGCTCTCCGAAATGGATTTGCTATGGGCAACCGCTCTCAAATCTTATATGCCCCCACGGGGGCGGGTAAGACAGAGATGGCTATTGCTCTGCTTGAAGCCGTAAAGAAGAAGGGCAACAAGGCGGCAATGCTATTGGATAGGATCGTTCTATGTGAGCAGACTAGCCAGCGGCTAAACGGCTATGACATAGACCACGGGGTAATGCAGTCAGGCCACTGGCGGTATCGACCTTATGAGAATATCCAAGTCTGCTCCGCCCAAACACTAGAGAAAAGGGGTGACTTCCCCGGCCTCGACCTCTTAATCGTGGACGAAGCGCACCAGACCAGACAGCAAACAATGGAGTTCATCAAGAACAATCCACACATTCGGGTGATAGGACTTACAGCCACCCCATTTACCAAAGGATTGGGCAAGACCTACTCCAATGTAGTCTCGACAGTAACGACCAAGCAGTTGGTGGATAAGAAGTTTCTAGTTCCTCTCAGGGTGTTTATCTCTACGGAGATTGACATGACTGATGCCAAGAAGGTGGCCGGCGAATGGAGTCAGAGAGAAACCACCAAACGGGGCATGAAGATCACAGGCGATATCGTTGCCGAGTGGATCAAGAAAACACATGAGATATACGGAAAGCCACGCAAGACAATCATCTTCTGTTCGGGAGTAGAGCATGGGACAGATCTATCTAGGAAGTTTGCAGAGCATGGTTACAACTTTGTAAGCATCAGTTACAAAGATGATGATCAGTTCAAGGCGGATGCTATTGAGGATTTCAGCAAGCCAGATACAGAGATACACGGGCTGATAGCTACTGACATTCTCACTAAAGGATTTGATGTTCCAGATGTAGTGATTGGAGTATCTGCCCGCCCATTCTCCAAGTCTTTGTCCTCTCACATTCAGCAGATGGGTAGGGTGATGCGCTCGTATGAGGGGAAAGAGTTTGCCCTATGGCTAGATCACTCAGGAAACTACCTCAGATTTCGTGGTGATTGGGATGAAGTCTATGAGAACGGGGTTCAAGAACTGGATGATGGCAAGGAGAAAGCCAAGAAAGAACCCACCGAGAGGGAAAAGAAAGAGTCCAAGTGTCCCATCTGTCAGCATTTATGGCCGTCAGGATCAGATACTTGCATCCATTGTGGTCATGTCAGGGAGAAAAAGAACAAGGTTGAGGTAGAAGCTGGTGTTCTACAAGAACTAACTGGCGCAATGACACGGGAAGATAAACAGGCGTGGTGGTCACAGCTTCAGTGGTATGTCCGTAACCAAGGGTGGTCGAGCGGTCGAGCCGCGCATACTTATCGGGATAAGTTTGGAGTATGGCCTAGAGGGTTACACGATACCCCCACCCCACCATCCCATGATGTAGTTAAGTTTGTAGACAACAAGATCAAAGCCTACATTCGGAAGATCAAGAGGAGTAGATAGTGGATTTGATTTCGTATTGCAGGGCGCATGGCATCCTCATAGACCATGTTCCCCCGATAGGGCAATGGAAACGTTACCAGACGGATGATCACCCCAACAAGAGAAACGGGGCGGTCAAGTTTATGGGGACTCATGCCTTTGTGCAGAACCATGCCGTAGATTCTGAAGTGTCCGTATGGAAACCTGATGATAGCGTGGAGATTAACTACACAAAGATCGCTCGGATGGCACAAGAAGCCGACAAAGATCGGCAGAAGAAACAACAAGAAGCCCAAGACAAAGCTAATCGGATGATCCAAGAATCAGTCTTCGCTTTCCACCCGTATCTAAAGAGCAAGGGTTTTCCCGAAGAGACAGGGAATGTATGGGTCAAGGATAAGAACAAAATCCTTCTGATCCCTATGCGAGTGGACAATGTTGTGGTCGGTTGCCAGATGATCTCGGAAGACGGGGATAAGAAGTTTCTACTGGGACAACGAACCTCGGATGCCACCTTCGTGTTTAACAACGGGGGTGATCCGTATCTATGTGAAGGCTACGCTACGGCTCTGTCTCTGAGGTATGCGCTACGGGGATTAAAAAAGAAATACAGCATCCATGTTTGTTTCTCTGCGGGTAATCTGTTGAAGGTTGCACAGAAGACGGGCGGGATGGTGGTAGCTGACAATGACGAGAGTGGAACTGGCGAAAGAATTGCGAAGCAGACAGGGCTACCCTATTGGATGAGCGATAGAGTCGGAGAAGACGCTAACGACTACCACCAAAGGGTAGGACTGTTTAAGTTCACCCAAAGCCTAAACAAATCAATTATGGTAGGAAGATAGTAGGCACTTCTCCACCCGTAGGTGTTTCCTATTCATGGACTCTAGGAATTGGAGGTTGCCTATGATCTCCATCCCTAGATCGAATGCGTTCTCCCCTTGTCCCACGAAGTCAGAGCGGGCGGTAACATTACCATCCTCATCTTCCATCAGGAACAGGGCGAACAGGGTTGTTGCGGGTTTGGTCATGGGTTGAGTTTAGCGTTCATTTCTTGTGCTATGTAATCCTTTAGGATCTCTCCAATATTCTCACCCTTTTGTCCACTAAAGACTTCTCCCGCAAGAGTGCCAGTAGGAACATCTAACATTTCTTGGATCTTGGCACAAGCTGAATTTAATGCAACCTCTGCTATGTAGTCAATGTCCCAACACTTACAGGGAAACCCATCATTTGCGGGGCAGTATGGTTCGTGTCTTTCATGTAAGCATGGCTCAAACTTGATAACTGGGAAGTTGATAGTGGAAAGGTGATCGTGATAGAAAAGGTTATATGAAGGATAGACCACCATGCATTCATCATTTAATCCTATGCACCTACCATCTTTCAGTTGGATAAAGTCCACCATACACCCGCCACCCGTGTTCTCGGTGAAGGTTTTCTCTATGTAATAAAGCTCGGATAGTTTCTTCTGATAGTCTTTGGCATCCCGCCAAACTCCTAGTGAATCAACAATGCTTGTGTAGTCGCATGAATAATTCATGTGATCGGTTTTAAAATATTCCTCTAAAAATTCCATCACTTCTTTATATTGATGGTGCGCTACATTCCCGCAGTATGAG